GTGAACGTGACAGTTAGAGACCCAACCGTTTTCTGTTGTCTGCACCAGACACGAAAACTGGAAAAATAAAAGAGGCCAGAACGAAGAACAGGGACGATGATGGGTGGACCGTGTAATCACGAGTCAGAACGCCGATAGGGCGCACCTTCAATTAAGAATCATCGGGCCTGGAAGGCTCCGGGGACGTAACAAGCGAGTTGACAATAGGGAATTGATCAAACCGACGCCTGAGGCGTTGCCAAGATCTCTGGTTGGCACACAACACTGGGGCACGTTTACCCTTAAGTGCGCGTCCAACGAGGGACGGGACGATATAGTAGGCTGACACATCTAAAAGACCGATATCGGCTTCAGACATATCATAGGATGATTTACCTGCTATATTGCGAAATGGGAGGAGTTTGGTCCAGGAGGACCGGACTTGAATCGGGGCGTCGTGGGGCATGTGACGCACAGGATAACGAGATGGATGGAGCTGGAGTTCCTCAACAGCTGCCAATTCCCAAGGTTTCGGACCGAAGATATACCGGGGTGTGTCAATATCACCATCCCAGCTCGGATCAAGTATTGGCGCAAGGCCAACACCACCGTACTCTTCGGATACATACCAAGGGATCCCCCCAAACAGCTTAAGTAAATCCTTATTATGCTTCAAGTAGGCCTTATGAACGGCCACCCGGAGATGAGAAGGGCTACTTTCGATGAGAGTGCGATGACGCGCTCCGATCGTACCAACACGTTCGTCTACGTCGTCGGCAAGCTGAGTGAGATCCTTCTTAATAGTCGATCGCTGATAACCGTAGACCAGCCCCATATTAACATAGGGGATCAAGCGGAAATAGCGAGAAGAAGGGTCCCACTCGTAGGAGGTCGAGTTAATGTTGAGATAGGTTGAATGGGTGTAAACCTTACCAAGAGAGGGTATTAACCCCGCCACGGCAGCCACATCCTTCCAAATAGGCAAAAAGCTCCGAGGAGCCCGCACCAGACCATCATCACCATTTACCAAAGCAGGCACACGGGATAGGGAGACAGTACGTCCGACAGTGAGTTCATAAGAGAACCGCACAACGGACATATTTACAATACAGAGTACGATAAAAGAAACAATCGACCCCATAAGTTGCCCCCACTCCTGCGGATCGCCCTCAATCGTATGACCAGTTAAGGCCAATCGAAACATAAGCGCGATATCTGCGGGTATCTCAAGACACTCCGACAGGGAATCCACCGCCGCCAGCGATAACTCAGGATTGAGTAAATCGGTAGCACTCTGATAATCGAGAGAATGCCACTCTTCCTCACCGTCATTCATTCTCGAAGAGAAAAAATCGGTTAAGAAAGAAGCTGAAACGGTTTCCCGAGTCAACCGGAAGGCAGAAAATCTACCAAGCAACTTGGAGAGATACTTCTGAACCGGTTTCAAAAGAAAATACTTGAGGGCTGGGCCCTTTGAAATGACACGAATTTTTAGGGCTTCGGCCAAAGCAACCAACTTGACGTCAAACGTGTCATTGGTAGATTCTCTTCTGACTTCCTCATAAACTTGCGCGTACCACTGCTTAAATGCAGTGGACCACGCAGGGTTAAGTTCAAGAGGGATTGTCTCCTCCTCGGAGACGCGGGCCTCGTCCTCATCAGGACCTCTATCAAAACTACCCACCTTCCTCCTTACAGCATCACGGTACTCGATACGACCACGTCGTGGATCGGGTAAAAAATAATCCTCATCCTCCTTCTTTAACTCGGAAGCCATGCTTTCAAGAGCTAAACGAAGGTCATCGTCGTATGCCGCCTCGGGAAGGAGACCTCGCTGAGCGAGAGTCCCCAAAGTACCGAGACGGGCACGAGAATCCGTGTAATTAGCACGGCAGGAGGGAGCATAGGGATGATGAAGAATATCGTCATCGATCTTAGGACGTTTTCCGTCGGGACCGGGGCGACACAACTCGACACAAGTTCTACGCACTTGCTTATTGATATCGAGAAGCGACACGACCCCGGCGCCGAAAGGCGTCGTGGACACGTGAACAGGGTGACGAGTAGTGAGAACTTTCTTTGTAGATAAGATCGCGGCCTTCAAATCAGCTTCGTCTGCACGAGGGGCTGCCTTTTTGGCGTATAAGATACCAACAGCGAATTCACGAGCTGTCATGATACCATAAGCGAAATTACCTGGACTATTGCGCATCATCTTTCGGACAAAACGACCACCAGTACTCCCAAGGAGCATACTAGGGTGATCGACATTGTCGAAGGGTGGGAGAGGAATATCTCCACCTAAATGGTGTGCAAAGAAAGCAGCATACTTATATTTCAGAAACTTCATCCAACCGCATTTAACTGAGCATAGTTGCCAGTGTGCGAGTGTAGAATGTGAACGGAATCCAGAGGGGTCAAACCCATAGATTTCTAAGTAGGCTAGTAGTGATTGAAGTGCTTCAGAGAGCTTGTCCTCTACGACACGGGAACACTGTGTCGGGAGACGCTCTACCATAGCGCCGGAAATTACAACGATAGGCATACCATTCTTATGAAGTTCCCCAAATTCAGTTTTAACCTCTGCGGACCCCACCTGCTCAATGGCAGCGTAAGGGTTGGGCGAGAGAACTGAAAGAGGGCGTCTTAATGAAGAGACGGGGTCCCTATCTGGAGTTGTACCGATTCCAGATTGCGGTCGCTTGTTAGTCTTTCTCTCT